AAATGTTTGAGTATTTTTATAACGAAATTCTGAGAAGAACCATTATTTCTTTTGGTACTCTTTTTAATGGAATCACCGTCAAGCAAGAGGGTTCTGTTTTAAGAGTTCCTTTAGGGTATGGTCCTACTCAGAAATTTTTGGCACGATTAAATCAAACACCTGACTTGAATAAAGCAACGGCAATTACTTTGCCTAGAATGTCTTTTGAGTTTACAGGTTTGACTTATGATCCTTCTAGGAAAGTAACTACAACTCAACAGTTTACAGTAAAGGATCCTAATGATGGAACTGAGACTAAGAAGTCATATATGCCAGTTCCTTATAATATGCAATTTGAACTTGCTATTATGTGTAAGTTAAATGACGATGCACTACAAATCACAGAACAGATACTTCCATATTTTCAACCAGCTTATAATGTTACTGTTACTTTGGTTGAAACAATTAAAGAGAAAAGAGATATTCCTATTGTATTAGAAAACATTACAATGCAGGATGATTATGAAGGAGACTTTGAGACTAGAAGAGTTCTTCTTTATACATTAAGATTTACTGCTAAAACATATCTATTTGGTCCATCTGCTGCTGCTACAAAAGATCTTATCAGAAGTTCCAGAGTCAGTTATCTTGCTGGTACAGATACTACAAATACACAAAGAGATCTTACATACAGTGTTACTCCACGAGCAACCAAGAGTTATGGTGGTCCGATAACTACTACGTTAGATGAAGATGTAGATCTTACAGAAGTAGAAATTAAAGTTGTTTCTACATCTAATATCTTTTTAGATCCTTCGGAACCAGCAAAGGCAACTTATTGCTATATTGATGAAGAAGAAATGAAGATAACAATGGTAAATACAAATTCTATTATTGTTGAAAGAGCACAAGATAATACTCTTGCTGCTTCTCATGTTAAAGGGTCTGCTGTTAGAGTTATTAATCCAATAACCTCTGCTACTGATACAACTATCACTTATGATGATAATGCACTCATTGAAGATGGTGATAACTTTGGATTTGATGGTACTATCTCATGACCGATAGATTAGATAAAACTTTTAATATCTCACCCGAACCCGAAGAAGGAAAAACGGAAGTCATTAAAAGAGAAAAACCTGATAGATTAACTAAGGATGATATTACCAGAGACTATGAATATACAAGAGGGAATCTTTATAGTATAATAGAAAAAGGTCAAGAAGCAATTGATGGAATTCTTGAAATTGCTCAAGAAAGTGAAATGCCCAGAGCATATGAGGTTGCAGGTCAACTTATCAAAAGTGTTTCTGATGCAACTGATAAGTTGATAGATCTTCAGAAAAAACTTAAAGATGTTAATGAAGAGCAAGTAAGTAAAGGACCAACTAATGTTACTAATGCGTTATTTGTTGGATCCACCGCAGATCTTGCTAAACTCATTAAAAATGAAACTCCCAAAAAGAGTTGAAATAAATATAATTATAGATGGGGTCAAAATAAGTGCCACTTAAAAAGCCGTCAGAATTTTACGATAAGAATCCTAATTCTTCTTTCGATAATGTAAAGGAAGAATTAAAGAATGCTAAACCTGAAAAGGTAGAGAAAATTTCGGAAGCTTTTGATTCGTTTAAAAATAATCTTAATAATATACAGACATTAAATGATTTTGTAACGTCAGTAGATACATTTAAAGCAAATGCTGAACGAGTTGAATCTTTATCATCTAGTGTTGAACAGATAAGAGAAAGTATTAAAGATCTGACGAGTCAGAAAGATCTTGATGATGCCATGATGGCTCATTTGTTATTTGTAGAAGAATCTATAAGAGATGTACAGGATAGAGTTAAAACTTTAAATTCTAATTCAGTATTAGAAATAAAAGAAGAATTTCAAACTTTATCAGAGGCAGTAAATAATTTTGTAGGAGAAGAAGTACCAACATATAGAAAATTAATTGTAGAATCCGAAACTAGAATTGATGGTAGATTTGGTGTTTTTAAAGATGATGTAAAACAATCTTTTGAAAGTTTAGGTAAAGATCTTCAAGAAGATGTTACTAATATTACATCAAACATTGAATCTTTGAATGAGGAACATCTTTCTTCTCTTAAAGAAGATGTTAAAGGTATTAGTAACAAAGTTAAAAAATTATTAGAAAAAGATTTACCAGAATATAAAAAGTTCTTTGCTGAAACTGAATTAAAAACAGAAAATAGAATTAATGAAACTGAAAAAAAGGTTGAAGAAAAGGTATCTGATGCAGTCAAATTAATAGATGAAAACTATGAAAAAAATATTGAAGAAGTAGAAAAAGGTTTTGAAAGATTTACAGATAACTATAAACACAATTTAATAGAATCTAAATTAAAAGCAGAAAAAGAAGTAAAAAAAGTAACAGGTCTTTTAGCACAAGATATTCTTTCTTTAGATAAAAGAATAGATTCTATTTCTGAAGGAGTTATTATTCTTCAAGATGATATTGATAATAAAGATGGTGTTGTAAAAAATATTCTAACAGATCAACTGTCAAAGATTGAAACTGTTGTAAAAGAATCCAAAGCTCTTGCTCATAATTATAGAAATGATTTTAGAAACCGTGAGATAGAAAGTGATAAAAAATTAAATGAATATTTTACTAAACTCGAATCTTTTTCAGAAAGAGTCAATGAAGTAGAAAATCATTTAACAGAAAATATATGTGACATACAAGAAAATTTAGACACTAGCACTTCTACATTCTTTAATGAATTGAAGAGTGAAGTAGATTTATTTGAAGAAGATTTCTCTAAAAAAGTTAAAGATCTTAAAATAGATTTTAATGTTAATGAAAAACATATTGAAAAATTAACTAAAGACTGGGAACAAGTTGTAGAAACAATAGATGTAGATGATTTAGTTAAAAGAGTTACTAAAATAAATGAGGAGAATCTTTCTGGTGTAAAGAGTGATTTAGAAAAGCAAGTTAAAGTTTTAGAGGAGAATGTAGGTAAGTTCCAAGAAGAAAATAAACTTCTTCAAGAAGGTCTTTTAAATATTCCTCCTGATGTAAAAAACTCTGATCCATTAACTCCACTAGATCAAGAGTATGTAACCTTAGAAGATTTACAATCTCATTATCGTTTATTTGTTAATAGAGTTCAGCAACAACTATCAACCTTTGGAGGTGGTGGTGCTCGTATCATGTCTGACCTAGAAGATGTCTTCTTAGGTTATAGTGGTATTCAAACTGATGGATTTGTTTTAGCATGGGATAAAGATCTTCAATTATTCACTCCTGCTGCGGGAGGTTTGACAGGTGCTGGTGGAACATGGGCAAAAAATAGCGTCGGTATTCACACCCTTAAAAATGTAGGTATTGGTACTACTGCTCGAGCTGGATATAACTTATATGTTGGTGCTGGTAATACAACTGATGATGTAGCATATTTTGATGGTAATATTACTGTTGCAGGAACTGCTCATTATGAAGATGTAGTTAACCAAGATGCATTTGGTTTTAGTACTTTTAGAAGTGGATTAAATGTAAAAACAGGAACCGCACAAACAGCATTATTAGTAGAAGGTGATACAAGAATAACTGGTATCCTAACCATTGGTACATCTTCTGTTGAAATTGATGGTACTAATAATACAATTAGTGTTGGTTTGGTTACTGTTACAAATTCAACAATTTTTATTGGTGCTGGTGTAAGTATTAACGCTGGTGCTTCAGGTATAAACTCTGCTCCAAATGTTCTTTATGTTGCAAAAGATGGTAATGATACATTTAATGGAACATCAATTGATAATGCATTTTTAACTATTAAAGCAGCAGTTGGGGCTGCTTCTTCAGGAACTGTTGTTAAGGTTCTGGCAGGTAAGTATGAAGAAGATAATCCTATCGAGGTTCCTGCTTTTGTTGCTGTTAGTGGTGATGATCAAAGAACTGTTACTGTAAGTGCAGGTAATCCTACTCATAATATTTTTGGAGTAAGAAAGGGATCTAAGATTGCCAATATGACTTTCAGAGATCATGTTGAACCTGCTGCTGCTGTTGGATTCCCTACTGCTGAAATTGCAGAAAACGTAGGTGGTGGTAAATGGAAAGGTCCATATATTCAAAACTGTACGAGTGATACTACAACAGGAACTGGTGTATATGTTGATGGTAATCAAGCACGATTACTTAGATCAATTAATCTGGATTCATTCACTCAATACAATCAAGGTGGTGTTGGTGTTGCTGTTACTAATAGTGGATTCGCTCAATTAGTTTCTATATTTACTATATGTAATAACGAAGCAATCAAAGCAGATAAAGGTGGGCAAGCAGATATAGCAAATAGTAATTGTAGTTTTGGTACTTTTGGATTAGTTTCAAGAGGAGTTAGTGAGTTGCAGTATAGTGGTGTTGTTACATCTACCGCAGCAATATCCCAGAAGGAAGCAGTATTGAATATAAGCACTCCAACCCGTACAATTAGTGGAGTTGCTTACAGTGCTACCAGTGGTATCGCAACCATTACTACCACTGCTGCTCATGGATTCAGTGTAGGAATGGGTGTTACTCTTGCTGATATTGGATTCCAATGTGAGTTTGGTACTAAGACATATCCCAATAAAAAACCTTATATATTCACTGTTGATTCTCTTCCAAACGCAACTAACTTTGTCGTTAATCTTGGCATCTCTACTGTTAGTCATACTTATGTTGGTTCAGGTTCTAGTGCTGGTAGTGCAAAGATTGAAGTTGATAGACCTTATGATGGGCAGATATGTTACTTTGATCAGTTATACAAAAATGTTAAATCTATTACTGTAACCAATGGTGGTAGTGGATATACTTCTACACCAACAGTTACTCTTGAAGATCCAGACGGTCCTAGTGGAGAAACTTCTACTGCATATGCAACTCTTGATGGAGAAGTAATTGAAAGTATTACTCTTATTAGTAGTGGAAGTCAATATGATGCAACTCCTAGTGTAACTATCAGTGGAGGTGGAGGATCTGGTGGTGCTGCAACAGCAGTAATGGAGGACACCTATTATACGATAAATAGTTCAACTCCAGTAGTATCTGGAGTTACTACTGTAACACTCACTACTAATTTACGAAATGCTGTTGGTGTCGGTTCTACGGTATTCTTCTTCCAAGCAAGTAGAATTATTGCTAGTTCCCATACATTTGAGTATGTGGGTGCAGGGAACAACATAACCGATGCAACTCCTAAACGTGGTGGTGTAACAATTCAAGCAAATGAAGTTCTGACCGAATCTGGTGGTCAAGTTCTTTATACTAGCACAGACCAAGCGGGTAACTTTAGAATAGGTGATGATTTACAAATCGACCAAGAATCTGGTACAATTAGTGGAAGATCATTTACTAAGAGTTTATTTAATGAAATGACACCCTTTATCCTAGCACTCAGTTAAAATGGCATTAGCACTTAATAGATTTAAAACATTTACAAAAGAACTTACAACAGTTAGTCAAACGATATATACTGCTCCAACAGGATATACTGGTATTATTTTGTATGCACATATAACAAATTATGCGGCATCTGGAACTACGGTTACTATGTCTCATGTAAGAAGTAGCACTACAACTCAAATTATTAATGGAGCAGAGGTTCCTGTAAATGATGCATATATTCCTTTGGATGGAAAATTGGTATTAGAAACAAGTGATTATGTTGTTGGACAGGCAGGTGCAAATAGCACATTAAAAGTTTTATTATCAGTATTGGAGACTGCAAATGCCTAGACTTCTCAGTACAGTTAATGCTGGTGGTGCTGTTGGTATCCAAAGTGATGGAACTGCATTAGGGAATGCTACCAAGTTAAATTTTGAAAGTAATAGAGTAAAATTAGCAAGCACAGGTATAGCAACTGTTACTTCTGATCCTATCAGTCTCATAGGTTTATAATTATAAATAAAAAATAGGATACCGATAATTACATGAAAACGTGTAAAAGTGGATACTATTATTGCACTGATGATAAGAAGTGCAAACCTATTCCTGGTGGATATCACATAGGAAGAGGTGGATGGTTAGAAAAAGATGAGGGTAAAAAGAATGGAAAGAATGGAAATGGATCAAACGGCACTGGAAACGGTAACGGAAATGGAAATGGGAACGGTGGCTCTAATGGGAATGGTGGCGGCAATGGCGGTGGAAACGGTGGAGGTGGAATGGGAGAATCCGTAAGACTTCCTCTTAATATAGAAATTCCTACAAACCAAACAGAATTTAATTTGGGATTGATGTTTAGAGAAAGTCTAGACTATGATAGTGGAATGTTATTTGTTTTTGAAGAGAATGGTCAAAAGTCTTTCCATATGAAAGATACTAGGATCCCTCTTGATATTGCCTTCATCAAAGAAGATGGAACTATTGAAAGTATAAAAGAATTAAACCCATTTACACTTCTTCCTGTATACTCGGATGGAGATGTATTATCTGCATTAGAAGTAAATAGAGGTTGGTTTGCAGAGAATGATATAAATGTAGGAGATAAAATTGTTGTTCCTTTAAATGAAGATGTTGATATACATGATGCTAATGGAAATTTATATGCAACAGTAATTGATATTATTAAACCAGAACCAATGGTAGTTCCTAAACCAACAGTTCAATGGGAAGATCCTACTTTAACAGAAGCACAACGTATTCAATCCAGAGTTGGAAATATTGTTAGGGTCTTTCTAAGATGGAAAGGTCAGAACTTTATGTTACAAATGTTCTTCCCTCAATTGAAGAAACCTAATAGGACTGATGTGATTGACCAAATACAAAAAGTATATCCAGGTTCTAGATTACTAAGTTATGATATTGAAGATTATGATCCTAGTGAACCAATGGTGCAAGTAGCAGAAGGTTCTTTGCATAAATGGTTTAAGGGTTCCAAATCAAAAGACGGTAAACCTGGTTGGGTGAACGTTAAGACTGGTGGAACTTGTGCAAGTGATGAACCAGGTGAAGGAACACCTAAGTGCGTTTCATCTTCTAAACGTGCCAGCATGACTAAGGCACAAAGAGATTCTGCATCTAGAAGAAAGAAAGCAGCAGATCCTAATCAACAATCTAAGACTGGTGCTGCAAAACCAACCTATGTCTCTACGGATAAAAAG